CTGTGCCCGTGCTACCAGCGCAACCAGGCGACCGCGCGTACCACGCTAACCCTCCCGTTCCCACCCTCCGTCAACACCTACTGGCGCCACGTGAAGGGCCGCACGCTCATCTCGAAAGAGGGTCGGCAGTATCGCGTCGACGTCATCGGAACCGTGCTGCGCTCGCGCTGCGTGACCTTCCCGGACCAGGTGCTGAACGTGGACATCGTTGCCTGGCTGCCCGACAACCGCCGGCGCGACGTGGACAACCTGCTGAAGGCTCCGCTCGATGCGATGGCCCATGCCCACGTCTACGAGGACGACTCGCAAATCGCCGACCTGCGCATCCGGCGCGGTGGTGTGGACCGCGACAACCCGCGGCTGGAAATCATCTTGGAGGCTGCGTGATGGACACCAAACATTGCACCGGCTGCAGTCGTGACCTGCCCATGGAGGCGTTCAACTACCGCGGCGGAGGTGAGCCTGGGCGGCGGGCCCGCTGCATCGCGTGTGACAGCGCAAGGCACGCAAGGAACCGGGCTGCCGCCAAGGCGCGCGAGGCGAAGGAGGTGGAGGTGTTCGCCGAGATTCGTCGTCAGGACATTGCCGCCACGAACGCCTTCGCGCTGTGGCATGGGCCTGTTTCACGTGGAGAACCGCTGAGGGGGATGGTCTGATGCACCACGAACGAAAATATGCGGCTTTCGATGACCAGGAGCTGCAGCGCTCTGCGGACGTCCAGCAAAAGCGGGCCAACCTGTTGCAGAAACAGGCGGCCGAAGCCCAGCGCGCAGCGGATTCGGCACGCAAGGAGCTCAAGCGCCGCCGGAGGGGAGGGCGCGAGGAATGACGGCGCGCCATCGCTTTCGGCCACGAGTGCGGGTGGATTGGTTTCGGGTGCTGGCAGACCTGCAGCATCTTGGCTTGACCAACCTGGACGTCAGTCAGCGGCTGAACATCCCCAACCGCACCGTGGGAGGGTGGAAGAACGAGGGTGCCGAGCCTCGACACTCTGACGGCGAGGCGCTGCTGGCGCTGTGGCGCGAGGTGACGGGCAAGACCCGTGACGGACACCCAACGCAAATGGCGGGATTCCGCCGCTTCACCTGAGCCAATCTCCGCGGCGTTCGCACCATCACTCCGCAGGAACCCGCCATGTCCGAGCCGAACGACGAGACCATCACTCCGCAGGAACCCGGCGTGACACCGCTGGTGGAAATCCCGAAGCTGGAGGCGGTGCTGGCTTGCAAGGCGAACGACATCCCCGGCGCGCTGGATGCGCAGGTCGGCGATGAGCTGTTCATGCTCCGCACGCTGGAAGTGCAGGGAAAGGCTCGTCCCACCGTGCTCAAGGCCATCGACACCGTCATCGGTAGCCGCGAGGTGGACGAAAGCCTGGGTCAGGAAATCCAGGGTACCAGCCAGGCCAACCTGGGCGACCGCGAACGCTACGCCCGCATGCACGCCAAGGACGTGGACAACACCCAACTGGCCGGACCAGTTCTCACCCTGGACGGCTGGGTGCTGCCGCTACCCAAGGCGCAGGGCTGAGCCCATGTGCGGCAAGACGCCCAAGCCACCGCCGCCGGTCGTGCAGGTTGACCCCGTCGCCGAGCAGCGCAAGGCTGAGGCCGAGGCGCAGGTCAAGGCCAACTCGGAATTGGCCCAGCGCCGCCGGCGTCGTGCGCGTTCGTCCCTGCTGACTTCCGGCGCCGCCGGGAGCGATGTTGAGGCGCCATCGCTGCTGGCCCAGGCCAAGCCCGGAGCCTGACCATGGCTGACGTCGCCGCGCTTATTCGCCGGCATGAGCGGATGCGCAGCCAGCGCGAATCAGACGTGGATAGCGTCTGGCGAGAGTGCTTCGACTACACCTTTCCGCTCCGCGCCAATGGCCTGAGCAGGGCCATCAACACCATTGTCGGCCAGCAGTACAAGCAGGCCGAGATGACGGACGGAACCGCCGCCGACGCGGCCAACATTCTTGCGGCCAACATCATGGGCGGCCTAACGCCGTCCAACTCAGTGTGGTTCGCGCTGGACGTGGGCAACGAGTCCAACGACGAGCGCCAGTGGCTGGACGACAGCGCCAAGCTGCTGTGGGAGAACATCCACATGGCGAACTTCGATGCCGAGGGCTACGAGTGCGCCTTGGACATCGTTGCGGCCGGCATGGCGGTGCTCTACGCCGATGAGGACCGCGAGAACGGCGGCCTGGCGTTCCAGCAGTGGCCACTGGCCCAGTGCAGCTATGCGAGCACGCGCGCCGATGGTCGCATCGACATCGTCCACCGCTGCTACAAGCTGACGGCCGAACAAGCAGAGGGCGAGTTCGGGCGCGATGCGCTGCCGGAGCCCATCCGAAAGGCACTGGCCGACGGCAAGATGACGGACGAGTTCGAGTTCCTTCACGTCATCGAGCCGCGGCGCACGAGCGTGGTCAACCCGCGCCTGTCCAAGAACCTGCCCATCGCCTCGTTTCACATCGCGATATGCACCAAGTCCTTGGTACGCGAATCTGGCTACCACGAGATGCCCGTCATCGTGCCGCGGTGGTTGCGGGTGGCGGGCAGCATTTATGCCGTCGGACCAATGTACGCGGCGCTGCCGGATGTTCGTCAGCTCAACCAGCTCAAAGCACTGAGCTACGCCAGCGCTGACATCGCCGTCAGTGGCATGTGGATTGGTGTGGACGACGGTATCCTCAACCCGCGAAACCTGCGCTTGGGTCCGCGAAAGGTCGTCATCGCAGCGGACACCGACAACCTGAAATCCCTGGAATCGGGGGCCGACTTCCAGCTATCGGACATGCTCGTGCAGCAGCTGCAGGACAGCATCCGCCGTACGCTGATGGCGGACATCCTGCCGGCACCGGACGGTCCGACAAAGACGGCTTATGAGTACAGCGTGCGCGTGGGTCAGGCACGGAAGGTGCGTGCGCCAGTGTATGGCCGGCTGCAGGCTGAGTACCTGGGGCCGCTGGTGGTGCGCTGCTTCGGCCTTGCCTTCCGTGCCGGTGTGTTTGCGCCGCCGCCGCAGTCACTGGCCGGCCGCAATTTCTCGGTGCGCTACGTCTCGCCGCTGGCCCGGGCGCAGAAGATGGATGAGGTAAATGCCATCAACGGCACCATCCAGACAGTCGCCAGTTGGGCGGAGGCTGACCCCTCGGTGCTGGATGAAATTAACTTCAGCGAGGCCACCAAACTGACCGCGCAGGGCCTGAATGCTCCCGGTTCCATCATGCGCAGCCCAGAGGATGTGCGGAAGTTGCGCGAGCAGCGAGAACAGGCGCGCCAGCAGCAGGCGCAACAGCAGATGGCCATGCAGGCCCAGCAGGTCGGCATGGACGAGGGTGCAAAACGGGCTGCTACGGCCTGACCCATGTCCGACGTTCACATTCCCCAAGCACCACGCCCGCCAGGTCCCGTCGACCCGCGCATCTACCGACGCATCTTCGAACAGGACCAGGATGGCGCTGCGATTCTCGACGAGCTGTGGCGTGTGTTCGCCAAGGGCGCCGTCGTCGAGGGTGGCATCGACGCCATCCTGAAGACCTACCACCGACAAGGTGCACGCGCCGTGCTGGAACACATCGTGCGCCGTATCAACCAAGCCAACGGAGTGACCGACAATGACGACCGAAACTCAGTCGACGACTGATACCTCGACCACGACCACCGATGCCAGCTTGCTCTCGACGGGCGCGACCACGACCGATGCGACGGTGACGTCAGGCCCGAACGACTGGATGCCCTCGAAGTTCCACGTGAACAACGAGGCCGGCGAGTTCGACGAGGCCGCCAGTTCCCGCAAGATGGCCGAGTCCTACAACGCCCTGGAGAAGCACAAGGGCCCGGTGATGCGGGCGCCCGAGAAGCCGGAGGACTACAAGATCTCCGCGCCGGTGGACAAGGACGGCAAGGCTATCGAAGGCCTGGACGTCGAAGCCTTCATGAAAGATCCGCTGTTCATCGGCCTGGCCACCAAGGCGCACGCAAAAGGCATCCCGAACGAGCACCTGGAGTTCTTCGTCCACGAGTACCTGGACATCGCCCCGCAGATGCTGGAGGCGAACAAGACCATAACCACCGAGGAAGCCAGTGCCGAGTTGTCCAAGGTGTGGACCGACAAGGCCACCTTCGACGCGAACCTGCAGAAGGGCCGCCGCGCCGTGTCCGAGTTCTCAAAGGATGTCTCGGCAGACCAACCGGGCAGCTTTGACCGCTTGGAGAAAAAGTTCGGCAACGACCCTGACTTCATTGCGCTGATGGCCCGCATCGGTACCGAGTCCAAATTCGGCGAGGACCAGGTGCCAGGCAGCGCCACCACGGCAGGCGTCCTGGATGTGGAGGCGCTGATGAAGGGGCCGGCGTACTGGGATCCGAACCACGCCGAGCACTCGAAGGTGAAAGCCCAAGTCGACGAGCACTTCAAACGTGTGCATGGCACCGCTCCGCATCGCTGACAGGTTCAATTGGGGTAGGACTTCACGGCGGCTTCGGCCGCCGCTCTCTTTTGTGGCGGGAATTCGCCACCGCATCACGTCGATTCTTTCGCGCCATGGGCCCGACGTGGCGAGCGGACAACCCAGCAGCCCGAAGCGTCGGTCGGTAGCCGGAGCGACGCACGTATCACTGGCCCGCGATGCGGACAACCAGGCAGGCGATTCCATCACCTACCGGGATTACCGCCATGTCCTTCCAGATCACCGAGAACTTCGTGCAGCAGTTCGGCACGAACTTCAAGATCCTGGGCCAGCAGAGGTCCAGCCGCTACCAGGCTTTCTGCCAGCCCGAACCCAACATCGTCGGCACCAGCAAGACCGTCGAGCGCCTCGGCAAGACCGACGCTTACGACATCACCTCGCGCCACGCCGATACCCAGTACGTCAACACTCCGCACAGCCGCCGCTGGCTCGACCTGCAGGACAAGGGCTGGGCCGACCTGGTCGACGAGCTCGACAAAATCAAGATGCTGGCCGACCCGACCTCGCCGTACGTGGCGCTGGGCGTGGCCGCGCTCAATCGCGAGAAGGACAAGATCATCCTCACCGCGGCCCGTGGTCTGGCTCGCATCAACGGTGGCAGCATCGCTCTGCCGGCAGGGCAGAAGGTGGCGCAGGGCGGCAACGGCCTGACCCTGGACAAGCTCAACGCCGCCCGCGAAATCCTCGATGCGGCAGAAGTCGACGTCGATGACACCACTGGCCAGGGTGCTCCGCTACGCGTCATGGCGGTGTCTGCCCGTCAGCTCACCAACCTGTTGAACACCACCGAAATCAAGTCGGTGGACTACAACAACGTAAAGGCGCTGGCGCAGGGTCAAATCGACACCTTCCTCGGCTTCAAGTTCGTCCGCTCGCAGCTGGTGCCGAAGGTCGGTACGTCGCGTTACGTCATGGCCTGGTCGAAGGGCTCGGTTGCCTTCGGCAGTGGCATGGACGTGACCACCTCCATCGACAAGCTGCCCACCAAGAACCTGTCGGTTCAGGTCTATGCCCGTGAATCCATCGGCGCCGTGCGCACCGAGGACGAGGGCGTGGTCGAAATCGACTGTCTGGAGACCTGAGTCATGGCAAATTTCAACGCAGACAACGCTGCCGCACTGGCGGCACTCCCCCCGAGCCGAGTCAAGGTCAACAAGCAGCACGGTCGAGTGCGGTGGTTCGAGTCCACTTACACCGCACCGGCCACAAGTACGCCGCAAATCGCCGACACCATCACCTGGGGCGAGTTGCCCGTCGGTGCGCGTGTCATCGGCCCCCTGTCTTCGCTGAACTACAGCGTGGGAACGGCGAGTTCGACCATCAACGTGGGCGATGCCGCTTCGGCGGCCCGTCATCTGGCGGCGACCTCGGTGGCCTCGGCGGGCAACACCGCCCTGGCCAACCCGAGCAATGGTGCGGCGAGCTTCGAGACCACGGACGGCTCGGGTGCTGCGACCGACAACTGCACGCTGATTTCCACGGTGGCCGGCGCGGCCATTGCGGCCAATCAAGTCATCACCCTGCGCGTGGCCTATGTCCTCGATTGAGGCGTGACGCACGCGCCGGTCTATCGCTGACGCAGGACAGAGACCGGCGCCCTCGTGGCGCCGGTCTCGTATTCGGAGAACTCCATGGCTGAAGCCACCACCACCGAAGTCGCCATCTGCTCCAATGCGCTACTGCGGTTGGGCGACAAGCCCATCAACAGTTTCGACGAGTCGGACCCGCAGGGGTCGAACATCGAGCACGTGCGCCTGGCTTCGAATCTCTGGCGGACGGTGCGTCGGCAGGTGCTGCGCGCGGCAACCTGGAACTGCGCCATCAAGCGTGTCCTGCTGTCCCCTGATGCTGATGCGCCTGCCTTCGGTTACGCCTACAAGTTCCTGCGCCCGTCGGACTGGATTCGCACCATCAACGTCGGCCGCGACGACGACGAGCGAATTCCCTATCGCACGGAGGGAACGAGCTTCGTTTCTGACGTCTCGCCCCTGCCGTTGCTGTACGTGTACGACAACGCCAACCCGGCGACCTGGGATGCCTCACTTATTGGCGCCATGGAGCTGTCGATGGCGCAGGCCATGTGCTACGCAGTGACCGGCTCCACCTCACTTAAGGGCGAGCTCACCAACGAGCTGGCGCAGGCCCTGGCTCAGGCGCGCAACGTCGACGGCCAGGATGACCCGGCCGAGGTACTGGGCGACTTTCCGTTGCTGGCCAGCCGCTTTGGCCCCGGTATTCCTCGGGTACGCTGATGGCCAAGGCGACCTACATCCAGACCAACTTCACCGCCGGCGAGCTCACGCCGCGGATGAAGGGGCGCCCGGACGTGGCGCGCTACCAGAACGGCGCCGAGACCATCGAGAACGCCATCGTCTCCGTGCATGGCGGTGCCGAGCGGCGCGATGGTCTGCGTTACGTCAAGGAAGCCAAGCTGGGCGGCCAGCGCCTGGTTGACGTCGCGCGCTATGTGTTCAACGTGGACCAGTCCTATCTGCTGGAGTTTGGTCACCAGTACATTCGGTTCTATTCCAGCAATGGGGCGCAACTGCTCGACAACAGTCTGAACCCGCTGGAGGTGGTTAGCCCCTACACGGAGGATCAGCTCTACCAGATTCAGCGCAAGCAGGGAGGGGACACGATGTTCTTGTTCCACCCGGCCGTGTCCACTCGCCGGTTGCGCCGGCTCACTGGCGCGCAGTGGGTGCTGGATGAAGTGCCATGGGTGGCTGAACCCTTCGCCGAAATCGGGCACACGCCGGATGCGAAGCTGACGTTGACCGCGGCGACGGTGGGTCCAGGCCGTACCTTCACCACGGTGGCGACCACGGCGCCCGGAGCACCAACCATCAACCCGGCCGTTCCGCTCAACGCTGCGGCCAACGTCCATTTCAACGCGCCGGTCAACAACGGGGGCATCGCCATCACCGGCTACGAGGCCACATCGAATCCGGGCGGCGTCACTGCCACAGGCAAGTCCAGCCCCATCCGCGTGGCTGGCCTGACCAATGGCGTTTCCTATACCTTCACCGTGAAGGCCATCAACCCGGCGGGCACATCAGTGGCATCGGCGCCGTCCAACGCGGTGACGCCGCTGGCATCGCTGCCAGATGCACAATTGACGGTCGCCATCACCCCGTCCAGCTTCTTCACCGAGGTCCGCAACGGCGCGCGGAACATTGAAGGTCCGACAGCATCGGCCAGCGGTGGCGCTGGACCCTACACCTACGCCTGGACGGTCACCGGCGGATCCGGCATCACCATCTTGCGCGGCAATACGCCGCAGGTGCGCATCCAGTCCACGGCGTACGGGCAAATCAACTACGTCACCCTGCGCTGCACCGTGACCGATGCGGGCGGGCGAAGCGGCGTGCGCAGCTGCAATGTCGCGGTGTCGCACTACAACCCCGGCGGAAAGTTCGACCCGGAGATGCTCTGATGGCGAACGAATTCATGCCAGCGGACGTGGGCCGGGACATCATCGGGAACGGCGGTTACGGCACCATCACCGGCTATACCGACGGACAGACCGTCACGGTGACCATCATCACTCCGTTTCCGTCGACTGTCGTTGACAGCGGCGACTGGACCATCCTGGGCACGCCGCATGCGCAGTGCACGCCGTCTGCGGCTGACCCGGTCGGCTCGGTCATCACACTGACCCTGGACATCGCGGGCTGGCGCGCCAGCGACGTTGACAAATTCGTGCAAATCAACGGCGGGCTGTGCCGCATCACTGCCATCACCAGTAGCACGCTGGCCAGCGCGGTGGTCGAGTCTGAACTCAACGCGGCCGTGGCGGCGCCGGCACTGTCTTGGACACTGGAGGCTGGCGTCTGGGGTGGCAACCGTGGATACCCGCGATGCGGGAATATCTACGAGCAGCGCCTGTACGTGGCCGGCTCGCCTGCATTCCCTTTGCGCGTCTGGGGCTCGGTGACGGGTGAGTACCTGGATTTCACGCTCGGTAGCCTGGACACAGACGCGATTTCTTTCGACGTGTCGGTTGGCGAGATGAATCCGGTCATGCACTTGGCCAGCGTACGCGGTCTCATCGCATTGACTACCGGGGGCGAGTTCAGCATCCGGGGCGGCGCCGAGAAGCCCATCACGCCCACCAACGTGCAGGTCAAGGACCAGTCGGCCTACGGCTGCAGCGATGTGCCGCCCGAGCGCATCGGAAACGAGTTGTTCTTCGGGCAGCGCGCCGGCCGCAAGATTCGGGCGATGTCGTCCAACCAGTACGACAGCGAGCAGTACAACGCGCCGGACATGGCGGTACTGTCTGAACACATCACCAGGTCAGGCATCACCTGTATGGCCTACCAGGCCGAGCCGGAGTCGCTGCTGTACGCGGTACGCGGCGATGGCCAGTTGGCGGTGCTGACGGCTGACCGCGATCAGGACGTGTTCGGCTGGACGCGGCAAGTGACGCAGGGCCGGTTCGAGCGTGTGGCCACGGTGCCGGTCGAGGATGGTTACCGCACGTTTGTGGTAGTGGCGCGCGTCATCAATGGCGAGACCACGCGCTACATCGAGATGCTGGACTCGACCCTGAACACCGACTCGGCGCTGACGGGAACCAGCGAGACCGGCACTGATACCTGGTCTGGCCTGAGCCATCTGGAGGGCATGAAGGTACGGGTCAAGGGAGATGGCGTGCTTCTGACAGACCGGACCGTCGAGGGCGGACAGATTGTCATCGAACGGCCGGCCAAGACCATCGAAATCGGGCTGGACTACGTGACGACCATCAAAACGCTGACGCCCGAGTTCTCAGTGCCAGTCGGGACATTGCAGGGTGCAAAAATCAACCAGTTCAAGGTCAAGGTCCGATTGCTGGACACCATTGGTTGCGCGGTAAACCTGCAGGAAATTGCCTTCCGACAGTTTGGGGTCGAGGTACTGGACAAGCCACCGGAGTCATTCACTGGCGACAAGGAGGTGGGTTCGCTGGGCTGGGGTGATGGACAGTCGTTCACCCTCATCCAGCAGACGCTTCCCTACGACTTTCACCTGCTGGCGGTCATCACCAGCTTGACGGCCAACGACCCATGATTCGCGAGGCCACTGCCGCTGACATCCCGGTAATGCTGTCCTTGGGCCGGGAGATGCATGCCGAATCACGCTACGCAACGCATGCATGGGACGACGGCAAGGTCGATGCGTTGCTGCGAGCACTGATAGCCAGCGATGACGGTCTGGCCATGGTGGCCGAGCGGGATGGCGAGGTGGTGGGCGGTTTCCTTGGTTCAGCGACCGACCACTGGTGCACCGGCGCGCGTCAGTCCTTCGACTACGCCTTGTTCGTGACCGCAGCACATCGAGGCAGCCTCATCGGCGCGCGGTTGCTGAAGCGGTATGCGCGGTGGGCGGCAAGTCGCGGTGTGCCGACAGACCTGATTGGTCTGGGTATCACCACCGGTGTGGACCTAGCCGCAAGCACTCAACTGTTTGCCGCGTGCGGGTTCCAGCATGTGGGTCACCTTTTCACCTACGGAGCGCGCGATGCAGGTTCGACTGGCCACTGATGCGGATGTGCCCGTGCTGGTTACGCTGGGCGAGCGCTTCCATGCGTTCTCCGGCGATGGAGTTCCCTATGACTCAGCCTCGGCGGAGGCCAGCGCACGCGGCCTGCTAAAGATGGGTTTCGCGCTGCTGGCGCAGGACGCGGGCGGTCCGGTGGGAATGATTGGCGTGGCCGTGGTGCCCCTGTTCTTCAACTTCGGCAAGGCCATGGCCCAGGAGCTGATGTGGTGGGTGGACGAAGGCGGCCGCGGGGGTGGTGCCGCGTTGGCCTTGCTGAGGCAGGCCGAGATTGAAGCGCGCGGACGTGGAGCGTGTCGGCTGCAGATGATTGCGCTGGCCGCCTCACCACCGCACGTCGTGCGCATTTACGAACGGCTGGGCTACCAGCACCGCGAAACCGCATTTTCGAAGGACCTCTGATATGGCCTACGCGACCTCCACCTACCTCATCCTGGCGGCATTGGCGGCATCGACAGCCGCCACGATGTACAGCACGGACACCCAGGCCAAGCAAGCCGAGTCCAACCTCAAGTTCCAGGCCGAGCAGGCCGAAGCCGACGCCCGCGCCGAGGCCGGTGCCGCGCAGGTGGAGGCCATGCGTATCCGCAAGCAGGCCAAATCCCAGCGCGCTCAGGCAGTGGCTGCAGCAGCGGCGTCAGGCATCGACGTCAATTCGCCCACGGCGCTGAAAATTGACAAGGACATCGCCGCCAATGCCGAGGAGGACGCCCTGCTGACGGTCATGCAGGGGAGCAACCGCTCCAAGCGCCTCAACCAGCAGGCGCACGCCGATCGCAATGAAGCCTCGGCCACGCGGCTGGCGGGGCGGATGAACAACACTGCCACGCTGCTATCCTCCGTTTCCAGCGCCGCAAGCATGGGCGCAGGCGGCGGCTGGAAGAAAGCGGCCGGCGCGACGGGGGGCTGAACATGGCACGGATTCCGATGGGCCAGTTTGAGCAGGCGCAGGGCGTGCCGCGTCCGGAGCCTACGCGCATTCGGATGGGCGATGGTGGCGTCGGCGATGCCATGGGGAACGTGGCCGGTGCACTGGGTCAGGTGGCGCAGGACCTCTATCGCGTCCAGCAGCGCGATCGCGAAGAGGCGGAGATGCTGTCTCGGGCCAAGGCGCAGAACGCGGCGCTGGATGATGAGATGGCCCAACGCGCCATCGTGGACGACATCCGCACGCGCGTGGCTGACCGTTCACTTCCCTACGAAGGTGCCGCTGAAGAATTGCAAACGCGCCTGAGCACCCGCGAGCCGACCGCCATCGAAGGTTTGGACGCGGTCGGGCAGGAGAACTATCAGCGTGCATTGGCGCGCAATCGGTTCGTGTCTACTGAAGCCGTGGATGGCTTGGTGCTCACTGCCCGCCGCGCTGACATGAAGGGTCAGCGGCTGGCAACCCGCGACCACTTGGGCAAGATGGCCTCAGACCCCAACGCGGACGTGGACAAGCTCGTGCGCGCCGGATCGGAGCTGCGCGCCTTGGCCGAGGCAGGTGGCGATGTCGCCGGGTTCGACAAGGAGCAGCAGGATTTCGCAGACCGCGTCTACAAGGACAATGCCAGCGCCCGCCTGGTGGCAGGTCGTGACAGCTTCGAATCGCTGAATTCTCTGGAGCGGGACCTGACGCAGGAGGGCGGACGCTACCACGGAAAGCTTGACGCCAGCGCCACCAATACGCTGCTGTCTCAGGTCCAAGTGCGCAAGGCCCAGCTCGAAGCCAAGGCCGAAACCGCTGCACGCAAAGGCGAGGCCGCCGCCGACCGCGTGCTGACGGCATTCGAAAAGCAGGTCTCCAGTACCTTGCCGGCGCCGACGGAAACGATGTTGGAGTGGACCGAGACCATGAAGCTCGGCACGCACGAACAGCAGACGCAATTTCGCCAGTTGCTACAGGACGAAATCGAGGTTCGGCAGCTGCTTGGCCAGCCACCGGCGGAGCAGCGCGCCGCGTTGGTCGCGCTGCAGGCCAAACAGCGCACCGAGGGCGCTACCGTCCAGCAGCAGGCCAATGCCAAACGAATGGAGGCAGCGGTCAACGCAAACCTGAGAGACTTGCGAGAACAGCCACTGGTGGCTTACCAACGCCAGACCGGTGAAGTGGTGGCGCCCCTGGATGTGGCGGCGCTGGCGGCCGGGAACGCCGCGGCCGTGCAGGGCCAGATTGCCGCGCGACTGGACACCCTGCGCGCGATGCGCGGCCAATACGGGAGCGAGGTTGGCGATGCCATCCTACTGCCGCAGGAGGCGGCTCAGTTGTCTTCGGCGCTGGACAAGGCGCCGCCCTCCCAAGCCACCCAACTGTTCGGCACGTTGTCGACCCTTTTCCCGGATGGCGCCACCTACCGCGCGGCCATGCAGCAGATTGCGCCGGACTCGCCCGTGCGGGCCTACGCGGGCATCGTGTTTGCCGAGCAGCGCGCCACCACCATAAAGGCTGGCGGCATCTTCCGCGGCGCCGTGAAAGCCCAGGCCGGCGACGTGGCGCGCACGATGCTGGAGGGCGAGGCGCTGCTCAACAAGTCCAGGGGCGATGTGGTGGCCGACGGCAAGGGTGGCAAGTTCCCCATGCCGGCGCCAGCGGCGATGGCCACTGAAATCGAGGCGCTGACGGGCAATGCCTTTGCCGGCAGGCCTGGCGCCTACGAAGTCGCTCAGCAGGCCGTGCGCGCCTATTACGCCGGCAGCGCGGCCAAGTCAGGAGATACCTCCGGAGAGCTGGACCGCGATCGCATGCGCGAGGCCGTGCGTGCGGTGCTGGGCGAGCCAGTGGACATCAACGGTGCCGACGTGTTCCCGCCGTGGGGCATGGAGGAGGACGCGTTCGTGGACGCCGTGGAATCGCATTGGGCGCAGGTGGCGGAGGCGGTGCCTGCCGGCTTGTCGCGCGATCTGGACGATTACCAATTGCGCGCCGGCGGCAGCGGACGCTATTTCCTGGTGGGCGCAGGGGGGGCGTTCCTGACCGATGCCGCTGGCAACCCCGTCCAGATTGACGTGCACGCGCCGCTGCGTCCCGTCACACGGGCAACCAAAACCGAGCAGCCCGGAACCTGGAAGGGAGGCGCACGCGGGCTATGAGCGATATTTTCGACCTGGACGCCGATGGCGCGGCCGCGCTGGAAGAAGAGGCCCGACGCAACCCGCTCCGCAAGGAGGACCTGCCCACGCCGGCATGGACAGGCGCAGGCGAGGCGCTGAAGGGGCTGTTGCGCCCGTCGGCCGGGGCGGGGCGCACGCTGCTGATGGCAGGCGCACCGGTAGCCTCGGCCATCGACGAGGCGGCCCGATTCGGCGACTGGCTGGGCGGACGGACGGCTGAGCGCGAGGAGCTGGGGCTGGGGCCGACCCGTGTTGGCGCCACCGACTGGTATTTTCGCAACGTCGTGGACCCCATCGGCGGCCGCGCGACCGATTACTGGACGGCGGACCCGGCCGCCATGGGCTCGGCGTCCAAGGCGCTGAGCGTGGGCTCGAACGTGCTGGGGTCCGTTCCCCAGATGATTGGCATGACTGGCACGTTTCTGGCCAACAGCGCCCTCGACCCGGCGGTGGAGCTGATTGACCAGGGGGTGGACACTCAGACGGCCGCGAAGGTCGGTGGTGTGAACCTGCTAGCCAATGCAGTGGGATTGAAGATTCCCGCCGCCTGGGGCAATACCCTGACGCAACGGCTAGTCACCGGCGCAGGCTCGAACCTGGCCGTAGGCGCCATCGCTGACGCCGCCAGTAGCGACGCTCTGGACGCGGGCGGCTACGAGGAACAGGCCGCCGGCTACAGCGCCACTGACCCGTACGCACGCCTGTTGGATGGACTGATGGGCGCCGCGTTCGGCTGGAAAGCGAACGTCGATGCACCACGCGTAGCGCCGGCTCAGCGCGACGCTGTGCTCACCACGCGCAACAACGATCACCTGCACCGGCAGACGTTGCCTGGCGAACCAGCGACGGCGGCCGCCGCGCGCGCCCACAGCACCAGCGTGTCGAGCGCTATCGAGCAGCTGCTGCGCGGCGAGCCGGTGAATGTGGCCGATGCCATCCGCGCGGACGAGTTCGTGATGCGCCCGGAGCTGCAGCGCGCCATGGCGCCACGTCCGGCACAGGTATCCAGCTACGATGCTTTCCTGGTGGCACTGGAATCGGGCGGCGATGCGAATGCCAAGGCGCGCACCAGCAGTGCCACCGGCTTGCACCAATTCACCAGCGGCACCTGGCTGCGGACGGTGAAGGCAGCCAAGCCGGCCTGGGCCGAAGGCCTGAGCGAACCTCAGCTCCTGGCCGCGCGTACCGACCCGGCCAAATCGGTGCAGATGGAACTGGCCCTGCGTACGGCCAATGCATCCGCACTTGAGCGCGCCGGGGTGGAGGCGAATGCCTTCAACCTGTACGCCACCCATCATTTCGGAGAGGGCGGCGGCGTGAAGTTCGGCAAGGCCGACGGCGACACGCCGATGTCGCGCATCCTGACGCAGGCGCAACTCGACGCCAACGCCTACTTGAAGGGCAAGACCAAGGCCGAGACCATCGCCAACTGGGCCGAGCGCGCACGCAAAGCCGGCGTCGAGGTGGAGACCGCACCGCTGGCACAAACCCTGGACGAATCCGCAGCCGAGGTGCCACGACTGACGAACACGGAGGCGGCGGACATCATCGATACCCGGCTGACCCATCTGGATGAGCTGTCTGGCCAGAACCGGATGACTGACGACATGCTCGCCAACCTGCGCCAGGAAGATGCCGATATCGTGGCTCAGCTGCGCACGCAGGAGCGACGTCAACGCGACAACATCCTGCCGGCGGACCCGCGTGCTCGGCTCAGCGACCAGCAGGTCCAGACGATGTCCGCGCGCCGGGTGGAAATCCGGCAGGCCATCGAATCGCACCGCGCGGCCGTGGGCTATGAGAACCAAGCCGTGCAGTTGCGCCAGAGGCTGGACCGCATTGATCGCGACGCCGACCTGGTGCGCCTGGCTGAGAAACTGCGCGAGCCGGCCGCCGCCAGGCAGTCCACACGCAGGCCCGCCGCCGAGCCATCCAGCCAAGCGCCGAAGGCCGTCACCAAGGACGGGACCAAGACGGCCGCACGGGTCTCACGCCCCGCAATTGACGGCGAGGGACCAAAGTCTAAACAGGCCCCGGCAGCGCCAACGCCGATGGACGACCTGTTGCGCACGGCCACTGAACTACCGGCCGCGCAGACCATCGCCGGGTTTGATGCCGATGGCTTGCCGACCTACCGACCACTGGCCGATGCCGTTGCTGAGATTCAGGCCGAACAGACGCGCGCGGCCAACGATGCGCAGGCCTACCACGCAGCCGTAAGCTGCTTCATTCGGATGGGAAGCTGATGCACCCGAATTGTGTCCAGGAAGTCGCCGCAGCGCTGGGTCGCGCGCCGACCAAGGCGGAGGTGGCCGATATTGAAGCTGGCCTGCTCAGCCAGATGCGCGAGCTGGCGCGAGTTGAACCAAACTGGCGAAACATGACTGGACAGCAGCGCCTGCAGGCTGCCGCGGCGATGGCGCAGGACGCCGTGCTTCAGGCGGCCGACATGCAGGCTCAGCGCAAGGCGTCCAACCTGCTGGCCCAGGCTCGCGAGACCCAGCGGCTGCATGAACGCGCTGCCACCCTGGCCAAGCAGGGACGGAAGAACCCGGCGCATGCGGCACTGTTCGAACGCATGCGACAGGCGGACGACTATGTCACCGGTGTTCGCAACGAAGCGCTGTCCAATCTGGTCGACGCCGTGGAGGCTGTGTCGCCGCGGTTCCTGGGCATGATGGACGACCCGGCGGCTGTGCGCGGGTTCGCTCGCGCGGTCATGGATGGCAATGCCGCCAGCCCTGAACTGGCCAAGGCCGCCAAGGCGTATACCGACGCGCTGGAGACCCTGCGCGTGCGCGCCAACGCTGCCGGCACCGACATCGGTCAGCTGGACTATGGCTACCTGCCGCAGCCGCATGACACCGGCCGCGTGGCACGTGCCGGCGCGGACCAGTGGGCGCAGGATGTGCTGCCGCGGTTGGCGCGTGAGCGCTATGTGGACGCCTCCGGCCAGGCGATGAGCGATGACGAAGTGCTGGCCATGTTACGCGGCGCTTGGGACTCCATCGCTACCGAGGGACGCAACAACCGCGTGCCCGGACAGCGTGGCGGCGGTTCCCGGGCCAGCCGATTCGACGACAAGCACCGCGCCATCCACTTCAAGGACGCTGACGCCTACATGGACTACCTCGCCCAGTACGGGCGAGGCTCCATGATGGACGCCATTCACGGGCATGTGGGGCAGATGGCCAAGACCATCGGCCTGATGGAAGAGTTCGGCGCCAACCCCACTAGCACCTTCCGCCTGCTGAAGGACACGGCCGAGCAGGCCGACAACGCGCAGGGCGTGACTGGCTCCTTTGCCACGCTGGACATGGTCTGGGACACGCTCAACGGCACCACCGCCCAGCCGGTGGATCCGAGCCTGGCGCGCTTCTTCCAGGGCGTGCGCAACTTCACCACGGCGGCCAAGCTGCAAGGCGTCATGCTGTCCTCCATCACGGATGCCCCGCTGCAGGTGCTGGTCGCGCGTAGTGCGGGGGTGCCGCTGGGGCAGGCCATGAAATCGGTGTTCATCGGCTTTGGCGGCAAGTCGCGCGCGCAAGCGCATCGGCTGGCACTGGGCATGGATGAAATCGCCGGCGAGATGGCGCGCTGGCACCAGGACCACCTGGCGCAGGGATGGACCTCGAAGCTGGCTAACACCACGATGAAGCTGACCTTGGTGGAAGGTTGGTCCAACGCGCTGCGCCGCGGCTACGCACTGACCCTGTCCCACGCGCTGGAGCAACACCGAAAGACCGACTGGAATGCGCTGGACGCGGCCGGTCGCCGCCGGCTGGAATCGGCCGGTGTCACCGAAGCCGACTGGGGCACCTGGCAGAAGGCGCCGGCAGTGGAGGGGATGTTGACCAAGGACGGAATCCGCGCCATTCCGGGTATCAGCGAGGCCGAAGCGAACCGCGCCACCGCCCGTCTGCTTGGCTACCTGGACCAGGAGGCTCGCACCGCCGTACTGTCGCCGGATTTGTCCACGCGGGCGATGATTCAGCAGGGCACCAAGTCAGGCACTTGGGGGGGCGAGGTGTTGCGCTCGCTGATGCTGTTCAAGTCCTTCCCGATGGCGGTGGTGGACAAGCACCTGCGTCGGCTGCGGAACATCCCCACGACGCAGGGCAAGGTGGCCTACAGCGTGGCCATGATGGCGAGCCTGCAATTGTTTGGCGCGGTTGCGCTGCAACTGAAGGACATTGCGGCCGGCAAGGATCCGCGCGACATGACCACTGGAAAATTCTGGGCCGCCGCCGCCGCCCAGGGTGGCGGCTTGGGCATTTTCGGCGACATCCTTTACACCGGGATGGGCGGAAATGCACGGGGGGGGCAGGCGAACTGGACGAGCATGGCGGGTCCGGTGTTCGGCACGATGATGGATGCGGCCGACCTGACGCTTGGCAATGCGGCCCGCGCGGCAGAAGGCAAGGAGGTGGACTTCGGCGCCGACCTGCTGCGCTTCACCAAGGGCAATACTCCGCTCATTAATCTGTGGTACCTGCGCGCAGCGGTGGACCATCTGCTGCTGCACGATCTGCAGGAAGAGCTGAGCCCCGGATACCTGCGCCGGATGCGCAAGCGTGCACAGCGTGAATGGGGACAAGACTATTGGTGGGAGCCGGGCGATACGATGCCCGGGCGCGCCCCAGAACCTGCTGCCGCAATTGGAGAATGACGATGCGCCCTGACCAACGAAAGATGCTCGCCGACCTGTCGGAGAAGCTGACCGACGCGGTACTGCTGGATGCCGACCCGGATAATTGGGCCGGATCCGGGAAAACCTCTGCGGAAATGTCGCAGGAGGAACGAGGTGATGCGGTGTGGTGCCGAAAGCTCGCAGTGCAAAGCCTGACCGTTCTTGGCCGCGTGCAGCACATTCTGCAGAACGAGCGCGACGGGAAGCCGGCGGGCAACGAGGTTGCCGAGCCTGACGCCGAAATCCAGGAAGCCGAGCGTGAAGCAACGTCACTTCTCAATCGCGTTCTGAACGAGGCGAAGAATGGAAAGCGGCATCACGCCAAGCACTAAACCCTCGTTTCTGGCGTTTTACTTAGCCTGGGCCAAGCGACAGAACTGGGACGTCCCCGACTTCCATGTGCTGGTATGCCATTGGCTGGAGACCCGCGGAGACCTGGCGGTATTGATGATGCCGCGCGGTCACGCCAAGTCCACCATCCTGGGTGTCTACAACGCCTGGCGCTACTACGTGAACCCGCGTTACCGCATCCTGCACCAGGGCGATCAGGACGGCACCGCATACAAGACTAGTCGCGATACCAAGTCCATCCTTCAGCGCCACCCCTGGACGCGCGAGATGGTGTTGCGTGGTGAAATCTCTTTCTGGTGGGTGGAGGGCAATGACGATGAACGCAATCCATCCATGCAGGCGGCCGGCATCCTGTCCAACATTACATCCTCGCGTGCGGACGAAATCCAGAATGATGACGTGGAGGTGCCAAAGAACATCGCCACGCCCGAGGCGCGAGAGAAGCTTCGCTTCCGCCTGAGCGAGCAGATTCACATCCTGGTGCCAGGTGGCCGGCATCTGTTCGTTGGTACGCCGCACACGCATGAGACCGTCTACGAGGAACAGATTGCCTTGGGTGCGGACGCCCTTATTCTGCGTATGTTCAAGCAGGAGTTCCGCATCGAGAAGGCGGGCAAGTCTCGCCACGAGCTGCCCTTCATTCCAGAGTTCGTGTTCTCCGGCATCCATAAGGGCGCCCGCCTTCTCAAGGCCGGCGTGGACTACCGCATGGAGGGCCGCACGCTGGTGCTGGCCAGTCCTGGCGGCGAACTTATCGACTGCTACGCCGGCGCTCTGTGGCCGGAACGATTCACTGCCGAGGAACTGCTCAAGCGCAGGCAGCGTACCAAGACCATCAACCTCTGGGATAGCCAGTATCAACTCCATGCCAAGCCGATTCAACAGATTCGCCTTGACCCGGCGCGCATCACGCCGTACGCGGTGGACCTCACTATCCGGCGCGCAAACGACGCCGTATCCCTGTTCCTGGGCAAGGTTCAGGTCGTGGCCGCGGCCTGCCGTTGGGACCCATCCAGCGGAAAGTTAAAGTCCGACCTGTCCGGCGTGGGGGTCGTCTTACAGGACGACGGCGGCCGGCGATACATCCATCGGGTGGCGGCGGTGCGCGGCGAGATTGCCGAGTTCGACGAGGACGGCAAGACCATCATCGGAGGCCAGGTCTGGCAGCTATGCGACCTCATCAAGGAGTTGCACATCCCGCGTGTGAGCGTGGAGACCAACGGAATCGGTGGATTTGCTCCCACCGTTCTGCGTGCGGCCATCAAGCAGCGCAAGCTCCAGTGTGCTGTCGTGGAGGTGGACAGCACCAGCAATAAGAACAAACGCATCCTGGAGGCGTTCGAGCCCCTGTTACTGTCACGCGGGATGCTGTGGGCCCATATGGACGTTCTCATCGACCCCGACACGAAGGGCAAGGCGATCTTCTGGACCCAGATGCGCGACTGGAATCCCGCCGTGGCCGAGCAGCCGGACGACCTGTTGGACGCCGTCTCTGGCGCCATCGGCGAGACCCCTGAGCGTTTCCGGGCGATAGGCGGGAATTCGCCTGCTGGAGTGGTTGAGGATTGGCGCCCGACAGCGGGTGTCTATGAGGTCGCCTTCGAACGGTAGCCCCGCCTTCCAAGACAGGGGCGGGCCAATGGCGAAGATTACTCAGCGGCAAGCCGGGAGCCAGAACATCGTGGCTTTCCTGGACATGCTGGCCTGGTCCGAAGGGACCGACAACGGGCGCCAGTCCACGAACGACCACGGCTATGACGTACTCGTCGGCGGACAGCTTTTCACCGACTACCAAAAGCACCCTGAAACGCTGGTTGCGCTCCCGAAGCTGGGCATCAAATCGTCCGCGGCGGGGCGATATCAGATGCTCAAGCGCACTTGGAACGCTCTGCGAGAGAAGCACGGATACCGTGATTTCGGGCCACTTAATCAAGATTTTGGCTGCATTGAGCTCATCCGGGGCCGCGGCGCACTTGCCGACGTGATGGCTGGTCGGTTCCAGGACGCCGTCCAGAAATGCCGGAAGGAGTGGGCCAGTCTTCCCGGTGCTGGGTATGGCCAGCACGAGCAAAAACTGGAACGTCTCCAGGCCATCTACGTGCAGGCCGGCGGCGAGCTGGCCTCGTGAGCATGGAAGCCGACGGCAAAGGCCGGGTGTCGCTGGGAAAGGGCGAGCGAGCCTTGCTCGGCATGGCACTGGCCGGTCTCGCTGGCCTGGGCTGGCGCTTCTACGACGGCGTGACCGAGAAGCTGGAGAGGGTCGCCGTCGAGCAGGCCGTGACCAACCAACGCCTGCATGACCTCACCGTGCAAATGGCCGACATCCCCGCGTTGAAGCTGGAAGTGGCCAAGCAGGGTGTGGAACTGGACCAGGTCAAAACCGACGTCAAGGAACTCAAGCAGATTCGGAGTTTGAAATGAAGCTCATCGACAACGCAAGCCAGTGGCATCGCCTGTGGTCGCTGCGCTGGGCCATCCTGACAGCGTTCCTGGCAGCCATTCCTGCCGCCTATGTCGTGCTGCCTGAAGACTGGATGCCGGCTATTCCGCAGTGGGTGAAGGCCAGCCTAGCCATCGCCACGCTGTTCTCAGCGGGGGCGACTGGCGTGTCCAGGATGCTCAAACAGAGTGGCCTGCAGAACAGCGGGGAGGGCCCCTGATGCTTCCCAATCGCACCACCGTCGCCATCATCAAGCTGTGTGCGATGGGTGTGGTTGTCATCGCGTTCTACCTGTGGGCCCACGGCAACGGCGTGGAGACCGAGCGCACTCGGAGCGAAGCTGACCTCATCGCCTGCAAATCCGAGCGCGCCATGCTCACCATCTCACTGGACGAGGTGAATGCCAAGGCTGATGTTGCCAAGCGTGCAGAGGCTCAGCAGCAGGCGAGGGCCGAGGAAGCTCTGGCTGGCGCCAAGCAGGACGCCAAGACCTACGAGGCCCGCATCGCCGATGTTGCCGCCGAGTTGAAGAAAGCCAGGGGGAAAGCGACTTGTCGTACCCAATTGGAGGCACAGCTATGCGCACCGTTGTACTGATCCTGCCGCTTGCGCTGGCAGCCTGCAGCACCCAACCCATCCAGCCACCGAAGGTGGTTGAGGTGGTGGTGGAAAAATTGGTGCCAGTACCGGCGCCTCTGACTGAGCCATGCCGCCGGCCTCAAAAGCAGAACAACACCGTCGCCGAGGCTGTTCGTCTGGCCAACGAACGCGATGCCGCGCTGGTGGAATGCAGTTCCCGCATGACCAAAATTCGGAGTCTATCCCCATGAAGAACGCCGTTCTGAACACGCTGAAGCGCCTACATTACCTGCTGGCCTTCTCCATGCCTCAGCCAGGTCCGTACTTGGCCAGATGGCTGGACCGTCACGTATTGATGCCGCTGGAGCGAAAGGCCTGAATAGGCGGGATTTCGCCGGGCAGTGACACCAGCATTTCCTGCGGTATCCACGAGCCGCAGACCATGTCCGTCACCAGTCAAGTACCGCGAAACGTCAGCACGGCCGCTCCCGGCGCGACGGCCTTCCCCTACGATTTCAAGGTGCTGTCCAAGTTCGATTTGCTGGTACAGGTCGATGGCATTGCCAAGGTCGTAGACACGGATTTCACAGTCACCGGGGTTGGTCTGGATGCCGGGGGCGACATCACGTTTCTCGCCCCCATGTCGGGGGGCGAGAAGGTCATGCGCCGGCGCAATATGGCCTTCGAGCGCGCCACTGATTACCAGAGCCTTGGCGATCTGCGCAGCCCGACGCTGAACAACGACCAGGACGCGCCGGTAATGATGCTGCAGCAGCTGGCCGAGAGCGATGCGCGCTCGGTCAAGCTTCCGGCTGACTCCACTGCCTCCGGCCAACTGGAAGAAATCCAGCCGCTGATGCCGCTGATTGGCAATGTTGACGGTACCGGCTTTCAATTCGGTGACACCACGCTGACCGGCGATATGGCCCTGCGGCCGGCCCTGGCCGACCCCTCCACGCCTGGCTACGGCGCCTCGCTAGTGGCGTTCAAGCAGGCCGGCATCGGCGCGTTCGGTCGCACGGTCGCGTCCAAGGAGGCCGAGTCAGTGTCGGTGCTGGACTACATCGACCCCGCGCGCCACGCCGCCATCGCCGCAGGCACGGATGCCAATGCTACCCAGGAGGGGTTCAATGCCGCACTGACTGAGCACAACGAGGTATTCATTCCGCCGGGTACCTACTATCTGACCGACCAGGTCACCATTCCGCTGGGCAAGCGCCTGTACGGCGCAGGCCGACGCAAGACCCTCATCAAAGTCCCGGCCACATTTAACTTGTCAGCCACTGGCGTGTTCCGGTTCGCCGCCGGCGACCCGGGCGGGGAACTGGCCGACTTCACCATCGAGTTCACACAGCCGGATTCGGCCGTCATCGGCGATTACACCCAGTATCCGCCGGCGGTGTACGCGCAGGGCGTGCCTCGGTTTGACATCGCCCGGCTGCGCATCGCGCTGGCTTGGAACGGTATCGACATGAAGGGCAACAGCGGTGGCGCTACCATCGCCGACCTGGAACTGTCGATGTTCAACATCGGTATCGACATCCAAGGCTCACTGGACACCATCAAAATCACGAACCTGCATATCTGGCCATTTGTGGGTGGCGCCGGCAGTTTCACCAATAACCAAAGAACTGCATGGAAGAGCGGCTTCGGAATCAAGTCTGAGAAATGCGACGGCCTGAAGCTTTCCGACTCGCTCATCTATGAGGTGCGCAAGGGTCTGTACCTGTACAAGGGTGCCGGCCAGGCCGACATCACGATGGCCAGCTTGACCAACATTGCCTTTGACGGCGATGGCGCCATGCAGGTCGTTGATGATGCGCGCGTGTCCATTGCTGCGTCGTACTGGACCAAAGGCGCCACCGATGGCGTTTGGCTGACGATGAACGGCGGACAGGTCCGCATCACTGGCTGCCGGTTGGCCGCCTCCAACGCCACCATCTCCGGCAATGGACTCATCGACATTTCCGGTGGCAACCTGTGGTTGACCGGCTGCGGCCTGGAGCGTGGAGCGCGTGACCATTCCTTCGTCTATGCCTCTGGCTCGGCAACCGTGAATGTTGCGGGAAGCACGCTATTCAGCACTGCCGCCACTACCTTCACGAAGCCAGCGGTGAACTACACCGGGACCTCGACGGGTTCATTCACGGGCAACTTCTCCCCGGCCAAGGGCGGCGGTACTGGCGCAATGGTCGCCATCGCCAGCGACAATGGCGTGACGGTGGGCGGTAATGCCGCCGACGGATGGACGGTGACCGGGCCGGCGACTCGCGCCAAAACCCTTGTGACTGGGAATGTTGGGGCAGAGCATGATTTCTTCGCTGGCTGCGTGGATTCTGCTGGCGCCTCTGCCGGCCTTCCCTCTGGTTGGGTTTGTGCGCGATTGGGCACTGGCAACTACACCATCACCCACAATCTCGGTCTCAATGCGGTGCGTGACATGATTTTCTCTCCGGTAGGTGAGGTTTCAGATGCTGTAGCCTCATGGGAGGTCACTAATTCCACGACCGCTCAAGCACGCATCCGAACCACGGTGGCTGGCGCTGCCGCAGACGCGGCCTTCTCATTCATTGCACGTCGACGCCGCTGATATACTCGGGGAAACTACGGGTAAGGTTCGGCCATGGATGATGTAATCGACTACCGCGATATCGTTTCCAAGTACAGCTTCCAGCAGCACGCCGAGCGTGCCGACCAGTACTTCTCGACCGTCGACGTTAACTCGGTCGTGGCCAGGAAACCCTTTGCTTCCGTGGAGGAGGCGTCGGTTATCTCCGCCGGTATTGGCGTCATCCTGGGAAACCTCAAACTATTCCGTGGCGCAAGAGTTCTCGACTTTGGGGCTGGCACCTGTTGGCTCGGCCGAATACTCGCGAGCGTGGGGTGTGAGGTTACGTCATCTGACGTTTCACAGAGCGCTTTGGATGTTGGCAAGCGCCTGGCCGAGAGCGACCCCACCCTGAAAGGGCTCTCTATCACCTATGCAGTCATAGGTGATACCAGACTTCCGTTCCCGGACGAGTCGTTTGACCGAATCGTGGTGTTCGATGCCTTCCACCATGTTCCTGACCAGAAAGCTACGCTTCGGGAGTTCCATCGAATCCTGAAGCGCGATGGGTTGGTCGCGTTCCATGAGCCTGGTCCTCAGCACTCGCGCAGCCAGCAGTCTCAGTACGAGATGCGCAACTTCGATGTCATTGAAGCCGACATCCTCATCGAGGATTTGGTGAATGAAGCCAAGGCCTGCGGGTTCTCTGCAGCTGAACTGGCTGTGTTCGCTGCCAGCCCCATCATGGTCAAGCTGGATGATTTCAACCAGTTTCTGGACAACAAGACCAGTATGGCCGGACTGAACTTGGCAGAACAGGCCAGATTTGAAAGTTTGAACCGCCGTGTGTTTTTCCTTCATAAGGGCAACCCAAGCAAGACCGACTCCCGCGCGGCGACAGGACTGGCGGCAACACTGGAACTAACCGCCGTCCTCGACGGAGATGCCATCGTTTTCCAAGGCATCGTCACCAACACCGGTTCGGCGACTTGGCTTCCGTCCCTGCTAGGCATTGGCTCGGTCAACCTTGGCGTTCACCTGTACAACGAGGATGGAGCGCTAATCAATGCTGACTACGCTCGCGCCTCGGTGAGCGATGGGATTACTGAGCCTGGTGGCCAGCACCAGGTCCAGTTTCGGGTTCCCGTGCCAGATACACCGGCCTTCACACTGGGCATCGATCTCGTGTCCGAGGGTGTGACGTGGTTTGAACTCACTGGCGGTGAGCTAGTGCTGTTTTCGTTCCGATAGTTCAGCCTTTCACCTAGCGGGCCGGGGAGGGTGGTCGTAGCCTCTCCGCATGCTCCCTGAAGGCTTCCGATTTGAGTGGTTCGTGGATGGCCCGGCGCTGTACCTGGGCAATGAGGTCGTGGCTACGGC